GGAAGGAGAAGAAACGGCGCCTCCAGAACCTGCAAGCATAACGGCCGGATTTAATCCGGCGTCTTTCATATCCTGAACTGTACGCTGATACTGAGTGTTAGACATACGCTCTTGGAAAGATCTATTTTTCTCAGCTTCCTCGGCGGAGAACTGATTAGCTTCCTTCTCGGACGATGTAAGACCAGCACCAGTGTATTTATTGAGCACACTTCCAAAAATATCATTCATCTTATCGGACTGCTCAGAACTTTCCATACTACCGAAGAAGTTATCAAGCCAAAAAAAGGGGGCCAACGGAGTTGATGAAAAAGCATGATGATACCATTTAGCCATAAGCACAAATTTATTTAAAAAAATTCTGTGTCACCTGCACATTGTTTATGAACTTAAGGCAGGAGTTCCGGCACATAGATGCCGGAACTTCCTTAAGGATGAGCTAAACAGACGGAGCCGGAGACGGGGAAGGAGCAGGATTTTTAGCCTCTTTTTGAGCCTTAACGGCCTTACTAAAGGCTTTATTGCCTTCCATAGCCTCAAACACGTCAGAAGGACGGCCAGCTATATTAGCAGGCGATTCGATATTAGTGTACTGCAAAGAACCTTCGGAAACCTGATTAGGTATAACGTGATTCTTCAAAGCATCGGCCAAATCAATGGCTACATTTTGAGCAACGGGATTCAAATCCTTTTTCTCATCGTATAAACAATCCTGAGTCATAACAATAAACTTTATAGACGGAATCCACCGCGGTTAACTTCAACAGTATTGCCGTGCTCGTAAGCAGGGTCCTGCAGAGAAGGCAAAGAATAGAGAGCAAGAGGCTGCACAACTTTATAATCAAAACCGAACTGCATCCAGCAACCATATTCAGAGACAGAATTGTCAGTTGCAGATACCTCATCAAGAGCACCCTGAGGAATCTGAAGGAAAGAAGAACCAATAGCAATATCACGACCTTCAAAATTACGCTTAAGAACAAAAGACTGAAGACTCTGACCCTCACGGAGATTTCCACTAATGCGGTCGGGCAAAGTCATCCAATCGGCATAACGGTCAGTATAACCGAAGGCGAGACGGTCATTAAGACGACCATTAAGCTCCCAACGATAAATGGGCTGATTTCCGGTATTCTGAAGCAGAGGGTTAGCCATTTCAGCTAAACCGCCTTCGCGGATATAGCGGTCAAAATAACGACTTATACCAGAGCTATAAACGGCACGAGGCACAACCGAGGCAATAACCATTATATAAGACGGTTCATCAACGTGATAATTGTCAATAAGGTTTACCATACCTTCACCACGAGCACGACCAAGCTGAGCACCAGCATCAGGGGCAAAAGGATTGTTATTTGCTGCACCACTATTATTAGCAGTGACATCAACACCATAAGACTTGATAGGTATAGTTGCACTGCCGAGATAAACAGGACGCTGAACAACAGAAGCAGATACACGGCCACCATAACGGGCAGTCAAGGCCTGATAATACCTCGGCGCGAAGTTATTGCGCTCTTCAAACTGCTGCATAGAGTTAGCAGCCCTAATCTGAGCTATGGTGATAGTACCATCAGGTCCAGGAGTGACACTCATAACCTCACCAAACTGAAGCGAAGGCCAAGCGTTTGTAAAGTAATCAAAACCATAATTACGCTGACGAAGCTCAAAAATAGTAGTGCCATCATGAAAACGATTCCATTCATTTTCACCGTCGGATTCCCAAAGAAAACCAGCACCAGCATAACCAAGCTGAATAAACGGAAGATTGGCAATACCACGAGTATCAAACATATTATCTTGGGGGCCACCAATGGAATCACTAAAGAGCTGACGCTGCACAAGAGGCGCACGATACCAATCGTCCCAAATCTTATGATAAGCAAGAAACGGCATCATACTAAACGAAGTATTATACGCAGCAGCAGGGTCTACCTTCATACCAAGATAATCGCCAAGAGTACCAGCAGAAAGAGTACCATCAAAGTTCTCCCATCCGGAACCAATAATAATACGAGGTATAGCAACATCAGTCTGAACAGTACCACGACCGGAATAGTCAAAAGAAAGCGCGACATCATCGGCAAAGAACTTCTCGAAACCACCGTAAAGAATACGGAGAGGAACAGCAAAAGCCTCAAGCTTAAGGTCAAGTTTCATAAACGTGTCCGAAGCAAGAGGCGGCAGAGTAACAGAGGCAGCAACGTTGAGATTAATCGTTGAATTCGGGATAACCTCGTCAGTCATACACGGAACCAGCGAGCCAACATTAGCCGTTAAATCGTGGTAATGACTTTTGTCAAAACCACTAAGACCCTGAACTTTCAAGGCAACTTTGTTTGATTGTGGCATAATTACTTAGAAAATTGATTTTTGTAAAGATTTTCGTTGTCGGGACAAAGCAATTTGCTCTCGAGTTTTGAGAGCATTAGCGCGCATAGCTTCGAACGCAACAACGGCTTGATGAATATCTTCTGAGGGATGGTAAAGGAGATAATTTTCAAATTCTTCCTTAGTAGTTTGTAAATGCTTATTTCGTACAAAATCCTGAACCAAATAGTATAGCGCAGAATAGATAGTTTTGCCGGAATCCGGCCACTCAGAAAATGAGTACGCCGCACTTTCAAGGTAGGAAGGGACTTCAGAGCGGGATAACGCAACGCGACCTCTGAAAATTTGTTTTCGAAATTGGAAAGGGAGTTTATAGTCATAACCGTGGAATGAATGAATTAAACGCGAGGCAACTTCCTCGACAATCTTTTGAATCAAATTTTTATCAAGTCCGGAAAGAAATTCATCATCATACTGACCGAACATATCTTTAGCAAGGTGCCAATCAACAAGATCCTGAGGAAGCTCACCTAAATGCTTAGAAACGGAAATACGAGGAAGCTCAACAAATCCATCTTTAACTAAGGAATCTTCGAATACACCTTTACCGACATATTTACCGACATAAGAAGCAACCTTAGCATAACCGTCGGAACCATCTTCATTAATGGAATTTACACGGGAATGCTTAATAAATCCCTTCTTAGGGAAAATACAAATAAAGTTCTCTATACCATAAGATATAGCGAAATCTTCATCATAAAAACGGCCAACTACAAGCGATTTTTTGCGAGCAAAAGCAGCACGGGGACGATAAACACCATTAGACCAATAACGTGCAAACATTTGCGTAAGCGAAAGCGGAGCACCAAAGAAAAGAAGATGATAATGAGGCCTACGGGAAGCGTGTTCACCGAACTCAGGAACACAGATAAAGGTAAAATCAGAATTTAAACCGTTGTCATCAACATAATGTTTACGGACAAGCTTCATAAGCTTCTTTACATCCTCATACTCGTGACAAGGGGAATAAGACAGATAATAATCCGACTTATCATCAAATTCACTGAAAGGATGCTTAACAAGCAAAGATTTCATCTGAGATTTCACCTCAGACTCATAATCGTGCACAATAACGTCTCTTACCCATTGAGGAACTTCCTCAGTATCAGAACGACCATAAAGAGTCATTAAACCGGTATCGCGGTCAACAGACCACATAGAAGATTTAATCGGCAAAGACTCATTACGATATGTGAGCGTAAGAAAGTCCATAGTACCACGCTTCTTAGCCTCATTAAAGACACGAAAACGAATAGACTTCTGACGGTCTTTCATACACTCAGCACACTTGCCGCAAGGCAACGTAAGTTCTTGCGGAGAAGTAATACCCCGCAACCTATCGGAGAAGGTTGCAGGGTAAAGATGAGTAATAGGTCGAGTACACATTAGAAAGTCAAATCCGAAGGATTAGACATAGAAACAGAAATACGCTCTTCAACGAGTGCCAAACAAGATTCAAGAAACTTCAATACATTAGGAGAATTCACATTGGCACGACGAAGAGCAGCAAGACCGAAAACTCGACAAAGACGCTCATACTCAAATTGAGGCTCACCAATTCGTGACATAGCTACTCAGTCTTGAGAAAAACTATAGTAGAATTAGAACTATCAGTAAGACGGATTTCGTGAAAAAGATTGCTCATCTTATGAAGACCAAGAGCAAGGGAAACACCATTTTCGACATTGTCGGTGTTAACGAAAGGCCTACCATTTACAACAACGGTAAAGCAGGCAGTTTTTTTGTTGTCTTTAGACATAGCGTTAATTGTTAAAATTGAACATTACACGCTCATCGCCATAGCTCAGCAGCGCCAACGTACATTAACATAACGCAATATAAATTGTATAACACCAAAGGAGTTACACAATTAGTCGCTATGTTAAGTTAGGCAAGCGCTGCAAGCTATGTCAAAGAGCTCGACCGCAAATATAAAAAGTTTTTTTTGTATTCCAAGTTTATGGCTACAAATTTAGCCACAAATCCGGAACGCCAAAAGCTGCCTATTTTCCTAACGCACAACCTAACACACATAGCGTAATGTCTTTTGGCTTATCCGGCTTATTAGGCTTATAAAGCAGCCGTTAAACTTTAAAATACATTACATTATGACAAACAAAGAGCGCAACGAAATTTATTGGAGACTACTGGTAAACGAATTCGACCTTACAAAAGACTTCTACGAACTAACACCTGAAGAAGTATGCTATCTACAGGACATAGCAGAGGCCTGCAGAGTTAAAGCACAAGGAGGCAAAAGCGAAGGACGAACAATGTGGTACAGAGCAAAAAACGGAAGACCGTTCTAAACAAACAAGGCAGGTCAAAAACGACCTGCCTAATTTAATAGTCATACGCGCGCACGTGTTAAGAGTCGCGCACGCGCATTACTTTTTAAGCTGCTTAATATCTTCCTTCCATAACGCATATATCTGATATGCACAAGTACAGACAAGTGTTGCAGTCTGTATGATTTTTTCAAGCGTTTTAGAATCCATAGGAGTTAATCTTTCATATGTTCGAGATAATACGCCATAGCTTCGTCAGGAGAGACCTTACGCCAAGGGTGAAAATCATACTTGAAATCACTCTTAATGTAATTCTCTGCCTTAGAAATGGCACTATTAAGACCTTGTTTATCAAGGTTAAGAAGAGAACCAATATAAGTAGCAAGGAGCAAAGAATCATTACTGCTCATCAAAAAGCCATTATCGTCAGCAAAACGAGCCTGAACCTCGGAGAACCAGGCTGCAGCACGAGAGGCGCGAGCCTCAGCATCCATCTTGGCAATAGATGAAATCTTTTCCATCGGAAGGTAAAAATTAACTATAGCCTGAGCTTCCTTCTGAGAGTGAATAAGTTGCTTAGTTTCGCGCTTGACTTCCTTATCGGCAACAAGATTCTGAATTTCAGCATCAATCTTATCAACAGAAGCAGAAATCTGAGCAAGAGTCTCAGCATTAATGTTAGGCTGCCACTGAACGGCAATCGACTGCAGAGCGGTAATCTGTTCCTCAGTAAGCTTCTTTTGATTCGTAAGCGCAGTGTTAGCCTCAATATTACGAGTCTCAGCGGATATCTGACGCATCTGCAGAGGAAGCATAACAAGCGAAAGAAGATCAGTCAAAGAACCTCCGGAAGGGGACACGGACTGAGCGGTACTTCCGGAAGGAGAAGAAACGGCGCCTCCAGAACCTGCAAGCATAACGGCCGGATTTAATCCGGCGTCTTTCATATCCTGAACTGTACGCTGATACTGAG